GACCGTGTTCTGTCCCTCGACCACCTCGATGAAATCTTCCGCCTGACGTGGGAGCGCGGTGGCAACCCCAAGGTCATCCTGACGGGCTACGACACCCTCATGCGCTTGCAGCAACTCTTGCAGTCGCAGCAGCGGTTCCTTGAGGAAAAGCGTGTCACCCCCACCTACAACGGTGTGAAGGGTGTGCCCGGTATCGAGGCCGGTTTCATCGTGGCGACCTACAACGGTATTCCCATCATCCCCTCCAAGGACGTTGCAAAGGACACCCTGTCCCGCATGTACTTCCTCGACACGGACTACCTGTACTTCTCCACCGCCATCCCGACTCAGTACTTCGAGTCCGGCATCGAGACGGGCGACCCCTTCGCCATCAACAGGCTGGGTCAGGAAGGCATGTACCGCACCATGGGTGAGTTGTGGACCACTTTCTTTGGTGGTCACGCTTCCATCCGTGACCTGAAGTGAGGTCCATTGGAGACAAACTGAAAACAAGGAGTGAATGAAATGGCAGGACCATACTACAACAAAGGAATCAAGTACACGGTTGCAACTGATGCAAACCTTGCATCGTTGTCGGTCGCCCTCGACCTCGACATGCGCACCGGCACGCTGCTCGGTGAGACGGGTTGGCTCAGCGGTAACTCCGGGGGTACGTACCCCGGTGGCGCGGCGGGCCTCGCGGCTTTTACCGCGAGCAACACGGACGGTAACGCTGCGGGTTCGCTGCGAATGATTTCGCTGAACCTCGGTGCAGTCACGACGGCGGCGGTGACCATCACCTTGTCTTCCGGTGCTTCAGGCAGCGGTGATGACACGGATGATGGTACCCCCGTCACCAAGATTGTTGCTCTTACGGGCGAAACCGGTGGCTCTTCCGTGACCCTCACGGGTGACCTTGAGTTGACTGTCGCAGTCGGCAACGCCGGTACCGTGACCTTCCTCGTACTGTGAGGTGGTTGAGTGCCCGTCGTGACCTACGTGGGACGCTCGTTTGAGCGGCGAAGGCCTGATGGCCCAAGCGTGTTCAGGCGGCATAAGTCCGTGGAGGTCAGTCAGGAGTGGCTCGACACGTGGCGTACTCACCTCCCTGAAAGTCAGTTTGTCATCGAGGGTGATGCAGGCATCACGGTGGATGAAGGCGGCGATGGCCTGCCTGACGCCGGATGGTCCCGCAAAGACATTCTCGATTGGCTTGACGAACAGGGCGTGGAGTATTCCGGCTACGTGACCAAGGCGGCAGGACTTGCCTTGGTTGAGGAACACCTAAATCCGACGGCACCAACCGAAGAAACACAGGAGTGATGATAAATGGCAGTAACTATTGACCCCCGACCGACCGTTTTTGGTGACCGCTTCATTGTGACCGGTTCGTATGATGCCGGTGAAACGACCATTAACCTGAGCGCGTTTTTCAGCAGCATTGACACGTTCACAATTAACCCCGCGTCTGTGGTGGAGCAGGGCTTTACGCAAGATGATGGTACGGGTACCGGTACCCTGAACCTTCTCGACGTGGCTACGGTGAGCGGAACCACCATTACGGTGTACCCTGCTCAGAAGGAACTTGACCCTGACGGTGGTGGCGCTGCCCCCGCTACTCCCGGCTCAACCGTTGCAGGGACCTTCTTCGCCATCGGTCGCCGCGCTTGAGGTGATTCCTCTTGGCGGAAGGAGCGAAGGTGATTGGGCCATACTCGCCCAAGGACTTCAGCGACCTTACGGCGTTGAACTCAGCGGTTGCTACTGACGTTGCTGCGGCCATCGGTGCCAACTCTATCGTTAGCGCAGAACCAATCACGGTGCTTGGAAACATCTATCTTGTCGTGTCCTTCACATGAGGTGGGGTACGATGGGGTTTGATGCACGTTCAATCGAACTTGAAGACCTCGTTCGCGCAGGCAAGCAGGGCGTCAAGTACGACCTTGAGAACGCGGTCGTCACCAACACCGACCGCCCCCTCGCGGGCGTCACGGCGGCTCAGCGCAACCGGAATGCAAATATCGGTGATGTGCTGAACATCGGCTCAGGTACGCGGTGCGTGCATTGCGGGTTCCTCCACTTCCTGTGGCGGGCAACCTGTGGTGCGTGTGAGCGTCCTATGGAGTACAACCTCGGACACCGAGACGAAAAGAACAGGTTGTGAATAAAATGGCATACGTACTTGTCAAAGCCCGACGTGAAATGACACCTCAGCGACAAAAGGTGTACTATCCCCTCACCGGAGGTAAGAAGGCAGGTCTTGGGCCACACCCTTTGTCGCGTGTTGCTAACAAGATTGCCTATCCTCAGTTGCGTGAGATGGGTTGGACGAATCAGGCTGACCCGAATTACGGCCCCGCTGCTGACCGTCTTCGTGAACTCATCATGTTGCAGATGCTTGCCAATCCTAAAATGCACGACCTTGAGTTTGTAAATGACCCTATGGACATTGACCCTGAAAGACAGGCAGAAATGAAGGGTAAGAGCCTTGAGGACGTTTTTGCTGAGTTTAATCGTCCCGGTGACGACCACAAGTCATTTATGACGCCAAAGCAGCAGCGTGCTGCTGAGCGAGAAAACGCCATGCGTAGTGGCACAAAGCAAGTGCAAACCCTCGCAGGCAAGGCAGGTCAGTCAAAGAAGTTGCAAGCCATGCAGGATAGTGCGCAGGCCAAGAACGCTGAGTCGTATGGCTTCCCCATGCCTGAAGGGGCAAAGGAATTGTTTGACGAAGAAGGAAACTTGTCTGAAAAATTGCCTGCCGCGCCGGACATGTCGGCATCTGCACGTGCGCCAAAGCCTGTTGAGGTTGAGCCTGAGACACCCCCCGTCACCGGCAGCGATGCTTTCCTGTCGCAGATGGCTTCACTCAGTCCTGAAGACCAAGCAAAGGTGCTTGAGTACATGAGAATTGGCTTGAGTAGCACCGTGAAGCCACCTATTCGTGACCCCGGTGAGGGCGGTGATGATGACATGTACGGCAAGGCCTTCGCACGTAGCACACCGTTCAATGACGCTTGGAGAATTGTCAAGCGAGATTGGCAACAATCTTACGACGCAGATGGAAACGTAACCCCTCTCGGACCTTACGATTGGCAGGGTCAGGAGTATTTTGCGCATTGTCCGGTTTGCAAAAGCGGTATTTACGTTGAGCAAGAGGATGATTTGTACACTTTACAATACGCAAAAAAATGTCTTGAGTGTCTTTTGGAAGAAGACGTTATGCCATCTCAAACCTCTATACCTGAAATGCGTGACCCCGGCGAGGGCGGTGATGATGACATGTACGGCAAGGCCTTCACCCGTAGCACACCGTTCAATGACGCTTGGAGCCTGATGAAGCAATCTTGGAATCCTTACCTTGGGGGCATTGACCCTATCGTCCAAAAAGAGTGCGAAAAATGCGGTCACATCTTTAGCATTCACTCATCGGCTGAACCTGCATGGAAGTTCTGCGAAAATTGCAGGGCCGCATTAAAAGACCCTGATTTCGACGGTAGCGATTATTATTGATGAAGTCGTGAGGTGAGTTGTTGAATGCCCGTTGTCTTCAGTCCCGGTGAGCCGGAAACTCGGCCCTTGGACCCATCGGCAATCGTGTACACAACCGTTCAGAAAGTCGCTGACCTGCTCGACATTGGACCCGCAGACGCGGTGCTGATGAGTGCTGATGCAGACACAGATGCCGTGTACATCACAGGGACCGAGTTCCGCAGCCACGGTTTTGAGGTTGGTGACCTTGTTCGGGTGTATAGCGATGCTGACCCGTTTGGTCACGAAGATTTGGTAATCAGTACCATCGCTGCGAGTACCGCAGGGGACTCAGCAGGCAAGGGACACGTCAAAATCACCTTCACGACTTCCCCGTTGACGGCTGCTGACTACCAAGTCGCTGACAACGGCTACATTCAGAACCAAGCCTCATTCACCAACGGCAAGACCCGTGGTGTGACCAAGGCCAAGGTCGAGCATGTGATTCAGCGCATGCAAGACCGGATTGACAACATCACGCACAACGCTTGGCGACCCTACCTTGTCACGGCTGAGTACATCAACTTCGACACGTACAAGCCCTACCGCCGCCGCTACTACACCGATTATGTAGGTACAGCCCCACTTATGTTCCGTAACGTACAACAAGTGTTGCGAATTGAGTTGTGGCAAGGAGACGACTACCGTGAAATCGGAGCAGCCGAAGCCCGCATCAAATTGGCAGATGTTTCGGGCTTGGGTGGGAAGAGTCTGTACGTTAGTAGTGGTAACGGGAGTGTTGGCACTCTTTCTGTTGGTAGCGGCAGTACTAATTGGCGTGGAGATTTTGACGCGACCACGGCGGCTCAAAATCTTGCTGACCTCATCAACAAGGAAGACAGGGTGAACAAGGCTGCGGTGACGTTTAGTCCTGCTTTTACGCTTGAAGGCTCCACTACCAATGTCGCCGTACACAACGAGTTCCTCGCAAGCGCGAACGCTGACCTTGGTACGGGAGTCGTCAAAATCACAAGTATGCGCCCCGTTAAGAGCGGTGAAACGTGCAGCATCGTGTCCACCTCGTCTGACATTGTGATTGAGCAGACGGCGGGACGGACGGCTACGGTGGTTTCTGCCGTGTCGGGGACTATCACGGTGAACTCGACTGAGGGGTTCGTGAATGCCGGTGTTGCCATCAACGGAGCCATTGTCTTCCGCTACACGGGCAAGACAGCAACCACATTCACGGGTTGCGCTGACGTGGCCGGTGACCATACTGCCGTGACGGGTACCATCTCGCAGCAGACCTTCCAAGTGGACCTGCAAGGCGGCAGCAGCAGCGGTGACGTGGGCCGTCTGCGCGATTGGTGGCTTGACCCGGAGCAGGGTATCATTTACTTCAACAACTCCTATCCTTTCTTTGAATGGAACGCAATTAAGGTCGCTTACATCTATGGCGAGCGGTACATCGAAAAAGCAATTGAAGACGTTTGCACAAAGATGGTTGCCATCGAGTTGCTGATGGCTGACGACCGCAGCGTACTGATTCCTGAAGGTACGCAGAACATTGACCTTGCAAGCAAGGTGCAACTGTATCAGGCTGAAATTGACCGAACCCTGCCCCGCTATGTTGAGTTGGTGGTGTTTGAGTGAGGGAGTTCACGAAGCAAGGCATGGCTCTTGTTGATGGGCTTACCGAGATGTACATGAAAGACAAGAAGTTGCAGGCCGACTTGCGTGAATACTTCACCCAAGAGCCTGCGAGCATGCGTGAAATGTTCCTTCGCATCGAAGCAGGCGCGGCTGATTGCGAGTTCATCGAGGGTCAAATCATCAACGAAGAGGGTGAGCCTGCAAATGAAATGGTGGTTGAATCAATTAACGATTCGGTGGACCGGCAAATGCTTGCTGCCAACTTTCAGATTCGTGAGCAGCAATTGCAGTACAAGGATGGTTTTTTTGTACCCCTTGACTACCGTGACCTGAAAGAGATGAAGCGTACGGAGGGGATTCGGTAATGGTTGCAACGTGGACTGAAGGCCTCGACGTTATGGTTGGGTTGTTTCAGGATAATTGGAACCGCGCCAACACGGGCAACTACCGCCCTGTTGTGATTGACATTACGACCACGGACCCTGAACATGGTAAGCGTCTTGACTTGCAGAAGCACGACTTCATTCTCCTGTACGAAACGGCGCATAACGAAGAGGCTCCTGAGTTGTTTTACGACTTTGTGACAACGCGAATCAACATCACCGTTGATGCCCGAACGGTTAAAGGACGGAAGCACTTGCAAAAACTTGAGAACGAGATACGACGGCTCGTCCATTCAAAGCGCAAGGGGGATGGTATCAACTTCGACCGTATGGTGTTCAAGACGCGCACCGACCTGTCAGACCGTAGCAAACACATGCACCGGATGACATTTCAGATTGAAGTTGTAACACTTGCAGAACTGATTCCTTGAGGTGAGAAGATGCCGGGTACTGTGTACAAGGGTGATTTGGCGGAGGTTTCCTTCGCAACGGAGACGGGTTTTACGCTCGTACATGGAACGGATGCTTCTTTTGAGGGAGCGTTAGGTGATACGTCGTTCACCTTCACGTCCGGTGTTGCTCCTTTCTTTGACGGTAGCAACCGATTGATGTTTCCCAAAGACATACTTGTTGGCTCTCAGTTTGTGTTGACCGGTCAAACACCTGTGGGTAGTGGGGATAACGCTGCTGATGGTCGCGTGTTCACCATCACCGGAAACGACGGTAATACGCTGAACTTTTCGCCTGCTCTTTTGGCCGGTACCGGTACCTCGCATTCATTGCACGTCCTGCCGTACAAGACACCGCCTGTGGACGCTCTAAACAATGCGTATGCAAGTAGTGGACCTACGGAGAATGTTCTTACCGACCAATTCCTCGGTATTGCTACCGCACTCACGCTGCCTGAAACCAAGGTGGACCTCAAGCGGTACCACGTTGTCGGTCTTGGTCGAGATACCGCCGTGCAGGTTCCGGGCAAGTTCATCACCGAAGGTGGTTCTTTTGAGGTGGCGATGCACACCGCTCGATGGCTCAAGTATTGCCTTGGCAACGAGATTTCAACGCTGCCTGACTCCGGTACTACGTCCACTTTGAACGGCGAAACGAAAGTTGGTGCTACGTCTGTGACGCTCGCTGACGCAAGTTCATTCGCGGTTGGCAATTTCATTCATATCAAAGATGATGTTACCGCTTTGCCTGTTGTTCTTGACCATGAGCCAATTACCTCGGTATGGGACAAATCGGTTGATGCCCGACTTTTTGATAACGCATACCCCCATGAAATCCGTCGTATTGTTGGAAAGAGAGGCAATGTCATTTTCCTTGACGAGCCGTTGGCCTACGACCACACTACGGGGCGTACAGTCAGTCACCACGTGTACAACGCGGGTAACGCACCTTCCATTGCTGCTTCGACGTGTGCGATTACGAATCCTGTGACGCACCTGCTTTTCGCTCGCTCGCACACCCCTTCGTTCAGCCTTGAGGTGTCCCACCGCCGTCTTGACAAGGACGCCGATACTGTGAATGACGGTGGTGTGACCGATGCCAAGACGCTGACCCGTGTGTTTCGTGGCTGCAAGGTGACGGACTTTACCCTCTCCACCGACAACGACGCTGCCCTGCGTCTTGCGGTCAACTTCAACTCGGCCCTTTGCTACACGGATGCGGGTCGCTTGGAAAACCCCGGTACGTCCACGGACCGGTACGACCCACACCGCCTGTTTGACGACACGGCCAACAACCATGTCAACCGCCTCAACTCGGGCATCGGTTTGGGTACGCAGAAGCCCTTCATGTTCTATGACGGTAGCATCAACATTGCCGGTGTGCAAGCAGGGAAGGTGCTGAACTTCACCCTGAGTGGGCAGACCGGCATACAGGCATTCCACACCATCAACGGCTCAACGCAGAACTCAGGTACCGCTGATGAAGCCGTACCCTTCGGTGGTAGCCGCAACACCGCCCTGATGGTTGAAGGCAAGACCTCCTACGAGTTGTCGCTTGAAGTCATGGTGGACGACCCGTTGTTCTTCAACAAGATGCGCTCGGCCACCGAGTTCAGCGTTCACAAAACCGGTGCCACAAACGGGCAAATCGTCATTGAGTTTGAGAAGCCACTCGGTAACACGGCTGCTGGAAATAGCGAACGCATGGTCATCCTCATTGACGAGTACTACATCGTTGAGGCACCCCTCCAAATCCCCGAAGACAAGGGTGTTGTCAAGAGCCAACTCAAGGTCATGCCCAAGTCCATGCGCGTCCTGTCACGTGATACCCTGCTGAAATACTGAGGTGAGAGAATGATTATATCCACCGCTATGTGCCGACGGCTTGGGCTTGAGCAGTACGCTCTTTGGGTGTGTGAACAGAATGGCGTCGAGCATGCAGCGGAATGCCCTGTCTCAAGCCACTCGGCCATCCTTACTTGGGTACGAGAGCGTCTTGCCGTACCGGAAGAGTCGGTGGTCGAAGAGGTTGAAGTGGTGGAACAACCTGCTGAAGAGGTCGTGACTGAAGAGGACACCCCATTTCCCTCCACTTTGGCGTATGACGCCATGACCGTTGCCGAACTGCGTGATTTGTGCAAGGAGCGCGGCTTGCCGGTGTACGGCACTAAGGCCGAGATTGTACTGCGCCTGCGTCAGCACGACAACGGCATCGAAATCGAAGAAGATGAGACGGAAGGCCCCGCTGAAGAAGCGGCCCCTGAAGTCGAGTCGGATGCCCCCGTCGAAGAAGAGGCGGCTGCACCCATTGGAGATGAATTGAATGACACAAGTAGTGACGGACAAGAGCCTGTTGTTGAAGACGAATGATGAAACGATGCACGTTGTACCCGTGAATCCCAATGACCCCTCGCAGGTCATTGAGGTTTGGGTGCGCGACATTTCGTTCCTCGATATTCAGGACGCCGCACAAAAAATGGTCTTTATTCAAAACGGTGAAATCTCTCTCTCGCTCAAGGCGTATTGGGAGCATGCCTTCTCCAATTGGATTGTGCGCACCAACCCCGCCCTGACGGGTGCTGAACTCCTGTCCCTGAAGGGACCTATCGGTGAAGCCGTGTCGCGTGTGCTTCCGCAGCCAAATGAGATTGCGGAGGCCATGCAAGGGGGGTTTATGACGCCGAGCGAGTGAGGGTCGAACGCTTTCTCAAGAAGACAACGTACGATAGCGGAGAGGATTTAGCGACACAGATTGAACTGTGGGCCTACATCATCTCGCAGCACTACGGTATGTCCCTTGCAGAAGTGTACGCCCTCAGTCCTCGGCTCTTCAAGCAGTCCCTCGTTTGGGCAATGGTGGCGACCGAAGAGAAGACAAAGGAGAGCGAACGTAGGAGACAACAGGCGAAGGGCGGCGACCGCGAAACCGTAAGCCTCGATTACTCGTTCTTGAATTGGGAGTGAAGATATGACGCTGCTCTCAACCATGGCGTCCTTGTCGAACCTCGTACAAGGCATCGCCCCTGCGTTTGAGGACATTGGTAAGACGGCAATCAAGGCATTTGAGTCCATCAAGACCTTCGTGAACGACAACGTGGTGACCCCCATCTTGGAAAAGTGGGAGAACCTCAAACTTTGGTGGGACGAGTTCAAGACAAATGTGATGGCTCGTTGGCAGGAAATCAAGGACGGGGTGATGGAAAAAGTCGAAGGTATCTTTGCCCTGTTCACCGGATTTGAATTACCTGAAGTCTTCACCAAAGAGTATTGGACAGGACTCTTTGACGGATTCTCAATTGATTGGGCGGGTATTTTCGCTCTTGTAATTCCTGAGCCGCTTCAACTCGTCTTCGACTTCATTACGGGCAGCGGTGCGTTTGCATCGTTCTCCATCAAGGACCGGATTGACCTTGCCATTGGTGCGCTACCCGAACCGCTCAGCACCATCGTCAACCTGCTGAGTGGTGTGGCAAACTTTGGCATTACGAAGGTCGGGGACTTCTT